ATTAAGAACCACCGCCAGTTGCTAGTGTTCCGCCAACTGCTGGTCTAATGCTTGAAGCTGAACCTAATCCAGATCCGCTTGGTGTCTGTACCGCATTATCAATTTGAATTGTTAATGTGATTTCAGCTGGACCTTGCTGACCATAATCAAGTGCTTCGTAGTTTACAGTTTGTACATAAGCACCGTAGCATTCCCATGTTTCTAAAACATTTGGAGTGCTTGCGCCGTTGCCGCCGTCTAACATTTCAATACGTAGTGTAAACTTGTAATCGATACCAGATGCCGCTGAGCTTTGCTCGTAGAAGTCGAATTGCTTTTGCATTTGTTCGCCTACTAACTTGCTAACAGCGCCTGTGCTGTCGTCACGTAGTTTAACGCTGATAGTACCCCATTTTGGTTTACCACCGTAGTGAATTCTACTGTTGTAGATTTCAATAACTTGGTCATCAAACGCTACGTTTGGTCTTGCCGCTGAAATTACTTGTTTTGTTAATTCAGTTGTTGGTGTGCTAACGCCAAAGTTTTCAAATGACAGACGGAATCTGTACTTGAGCTTTGGCATCAACATACCTTGCGATGTTGCGCTTTGGTCTGATGCTAAAGGTACTGTAAAATTAGCTAATGATGCGATTGCCATATTGTTCTCCGATTATTGTCCTAGACCTTTGATAGCGCCTGTATTCTCTAAACGCAATGGAATGTAAATGAATTCTGCTGCCTTCACTGGTTCAATTGCTACATCAAGATATAGTTCGCTACGGTCTATGCGAGCCGGTGTATTATTAGATGAATCACAAACTACTAAGTAGTCATAGATAGCACGTTGGCCAACTAATTCTAACAACAGACTTTCCGCCGCTTGTTTAATTTCATTACGTGTAATTGTGTCGTTTGGTTCAAACACATATGGCTTAGCCAACTGTGTAAATTGACGACGTAGATAAACTACTAAACGTGCTACGTTTACACGATCCAAGCTACTTGCCGCCAATTGACGTGTGTATTGTCCGTAAGCAACTAAGCCGCTTCCAGCAATAAATGTAATTGGGTTAATGTGTACACTTGCTAACGTATCACGTTGTCCTGTATTCAATGCTACAGAATTAAATTCACCTGTGTCAGCATCAACATAACCAACTGCTGATGCGTTAGTAATGCCGCCACGACGTGTACCTGCTGGAGCAAACCATGGATAAGAAACGTTGTCGCTTAATGCGATTGTGCGTAACATCATGTGACTTGGTGGAACAACAACGTTGTTACCTAAATTGTCACTTGTGTAACCCCATGGATAGTAAAATGCTACATAAGGATCAGTTGTTACTAAACCGTTATCGTCAGTGATAGCAGAATTAGCAGTATTGTTACCCCAGTTGCTTAAACTTGTAGCATCGCTCTTTAAGCGAGCTGGTGTGTCAGCAACAATGAAACTTGCTAATGAACGGTCGTAGTTTAGAGCTACTAACTCGTCAACTGTTTCTGGATATCCTGGGCAAGATAACAAGTTATAAACAATTGAATCTTCGTCACGGATAGCTTGGTTGCTGTTAATCATTGCTTGTAGAGCTTGTACAACTACAGCACGTTGAGCTTTGCGTCCAAATGTTCCAGCACCATTTTGTTGGTTAGCGGCTACGCTTACCCAACGGTGTGGATAGTAATCAGTTTGAACTTCACCAACGCCCTGGCGTTCGTTACGTCCAGTAACATCTACATAATCACGCTTGAATTGTTTTACGTTAAATCCTGAACGACGTGTATTCCATAACAACATACCTTTTGGATATAGTAATGGATCTGGTGCGTCAAAATCAACAAAGTCGCTTGCTAGTAATTCTTCAATTGTGCTAGCATCAGAACCTGCGTCTGGGCCTGTTGCTGTCCAACGAGCGTCTTGGAATACAATACCTTCTTCAGTTGTTTGATCTGAATTATCTACTAAAGTCCACTTCTTAGTTAAGAAACTAAACTTGTATAACTTAGGATACATTTCTAAATCGCTAGTATCAACCCACAAATCACCGTTAGCTAATGGAGTTCCATCGCTTTGTGTTGTTGGCTTAGTAGCACTGATGATAGGTCCTTTTGGATCTGTTGTTGTGCCGCCTGCTTGGTTCTGAACATAATTCAAGTAACCAACCCATGCTGTACCGTTATTAACTAAAATATCAACTTCATCTAAAGAAGCATCGTACCATAGTGTTCCGTCAGCGGTAACAGTTGATGGAGGGTTAGCATTTGCTGTAACACCTTCTGCTGTTAGTCTAGTTGGTTGCCAGTTTGAACCGCGGCCAAATGTAAAGTCTGCGTCGCCTACTGGAGCTTCGTACAAGTTAGCAGTATAAGTTGTATTAGTTGCTGGATTTGCTGGTGTAGGAGCAAACAATGTAGCCAATGGAGCGCCAGTGCCGTCTTCAAACTTAATTTCGCCGCCTAACTTATGAGCAATTATCAATTGTTTTGCTGTACCAACTTGAGCTACACTTGCTGTAATGTTTACAAATGCTGTTCCGCTTGTTCCGCCTGCGTTAATTGCGTCAGCAATTAAATCAACGTTATTGGCACTTGGTGAAGCAACTGTAAAACTAATAGTTTTAGCCGCACTATAAGTACCGTTAACTAAACTTTCAGCCATATCAAATGTGTATGTGCCTGCTGAGAACGCATAAACGTTTGTTGATGCTGTTGCGGCAATACTAAATGATGTAACATTTGTAGCACCTACATTTTGTCTTGTGTAGAAGTTAAATGTAGCAGTACCTGGCATATCACGATCGCCAGCAGTTAAAACGTTAGCATCTTTTTCATAGAATGTATATTCGTCTTCGTTAAATTTAACGTAAGTAGCACCCTTAGCTAAACGTAAGCCGCCGCCTGCTGAATCAAGTCCTTTCAATGCTGAAATATTGTCAGCATAAATCGGAGCACGTACTTCTACAAATGATGCTGAAGTTGCGTTGTACTCATAAAGAGTAAAGCTAGCACCTTGATTAGCATCTGTTGATTTAATCCACACAGAACCTGTTGGACGTGGATATGAATCTGTTGATTTGAAAGTTGGAACTGCTGTGTGTGGAGAAATTTCCAAACGTGGAGCATAATAACTTCCTGGAGCAATGAATAGTTTTTCAGCTAGTAAATTGCCGCCGTTAACTTCGGCTAATGTAATTTTATTAACAGTACCGTCTGTATACAATACTAGTTGTCCGTCTACACCTTTTTCAGCAGTAACGCCTGGCAAGTTGTTGCCAATTCTTGTTACAATACCGTCAATAGTGTTAACACCTGTGATACGTAAAGAAGCATCACCGCAAGCACCAACTACTGAACCGCTTGCTGTTGTAAGTGTGATTGGAGCACCGTTAGATGTCATTGACACAGAAAATGCGTTGTCTTCAACTGTAACAACATAATATTGTTGTCCTGTTGAAATTCCGCCAAATCCTGTACCGCTAAATGTAATAGTCTCGCCGACTGTTAGCTTGTTTCCAGCACCGGATGCTGTAATCATGTTTGCTGTGGAAGTTGTTACAGTACCTGTTGCGCTTGCGGCACCAGTTGCTGTAATAGTAAGAGCAGATCCACCTAATGATGTACTAACGCTAAAACCAGAAGTTGTTAAATTAGCACCTAAAACATAATATTTTGTATTTGCTTGAACACCAGCAAAAGTAGAACTAAATGAAACAATATCACCAGCTGTTAGTGTATTAGTTGCTGTAATAATATTATTAGTAACTGCTGTAGCTGTTACAGTAATAGTACCTGGAGCAGTAGTAGCTGTTGCTGTAACTGTTTGAGTTGGAGCAGGACTTGCTGTAATTGTAAATGCTTCAGCTGTTGTAAAGTTAGCAGGAACGCTACCTTGTACAGTTGGCCAAGATTTAGTCCAATCATTGCTACCAACAACTACCCAAGAACCTTTGTAATTCTTGTACCATAACTTGTAAGGATTGCTTGTTGTTACTAAAGCATAACTACCAATTGATCCTAAACTAGCTAAAGGAGCACTTTCTGTATTGCTTGGATTTGAAAGTTTAGCAATTTCTGTAATTACTAATGGAACTTTATTAGTAAATGACTGTGCGCCTGTACTTGTTGCTGTTAAAGGAGCGCCGTTCCATTCAAAAATACCGTATAGTGAACCAGCTGTGTCAAACCAATATGCGCCACCATTTGGTGCGCCTGCTGGAGCAGTTGCTACTGGTGCTAGTGCCGCTAAATCAATATCTGCACGAGCTACGTATGCGCGACTGCTTACTCCAAGATAGCTATAAGCCGCTTGGAGACCATATTCGTTACGTTCACCTGCGTGAACTGGATTGTTACTAGCATCAGTTTCAAAGTATGGAGTACCAAATACTGTACCCAAGTCCATTTGACTTGTTAACAAAAATACTTTGCCTGCGTTGGCTTTTAATGTACCAGGAGCAATTCCTGTTCCTGCGCCGTTCGCTTTGTCTTGTGCTGTAGCAACAATGATTAAAGGTGTTGTACCTGGGGCTGCTGGCGTATAGAAACTTTCGTCAATTACTGATACGCTTACGCCTGGTGAACCGAGTTGTGCCATATGTTTATCTCCGGTGATTACATGTCTACTTGTATTTATAGACAATTGACATTTTTGAGCCTGTATACACCGTGAAAAAGGTCCTAAAAAGGCTTAAATATTTGATGAGACCACTTTGCGCCTGCGGAAGAAACCCTGTAGCCATTAATTATTACAAGGATGGCAAAGCACACTACAGAAAAGTATGTGGTGCGTGTCTGCGTGGTATTACTTCACCACGTTGGGTAACT